CTACATGACACCGATCGAGCATGCGAAAAAGATCGGCACGTACCAGGCGGACGATCGCTCGAAGCAGTATCCGCTCCACCATCAGAACCTAGTTGAGAAAGCGATCAACGAATGCTGGACGAAGGTTCACAAGTTGGAGCGGGAAAACAAGGAACAGAAGGTGACGATCGAGCTGCAGAAAAAACAGCTCTTGCGATCGTCGATGGTGAACACGCTGTTGACGGTGGGGATCGTGGTGCTCTGGGAAGTGACGAAATTCTTGCTCGGGTTGCACCTGAAGTGATGTGTCGTGGGCTACAAAGTCAAAGTTAAATTCAACGATCCGAATGTGCAGGCGCGAGCGGACTACTGGTGGGAGCGCAACCTGTCGCGCATGGCTGCGAAGGGTGGCCACCACTGGGAGACGCTCAGAGCTCTTTCGATTCCGATCGCATCGCAGACGCGAGTTGCAGATCTGGTATGGCCAACAACGTGAAGCAGAAACGGAATCCTCGCGTCGAATCAGCCAGGTTCGATCTGTACTCTTCGCTTCGACGGAACATGGAAGAGATCTGGGAGCTGGTTTCGAAACCGGTGAAGTTTCCTGCTCGACGGCGCCGCGGCGATCGAGAAGTTCCCATAAAAGCTGCATGAAGCTTGCTCTCTACGCTCGCGTGTCAAAGAACTGTTTGCAGTGTGGGAGATCTCCCGAGCAACACAAAGGCGCCGATCACGAATTTACTGGCCAGGATCCGGAAGTTCAGCTCGGGGAGCTGCGCGCCTGGTGCAAGAAGAACGGACATGCGATCGCGGCCGAATACGTGGATCGGATGTCCGGCGCGAAGACGTCGAGACCACAGCTCGATCGGCTCATGCGCGATGCGGTAAACGGTCTCAGGGACTTCGATGCTGTCCTGGTGTGGCGTCTCGATCGCTTCGGTCGATCGCTGCAACATCTGCAGAACGCGATCGCAGAGCTGCGCGGTGCGAAGCTGGACTTCATCTCACTGAAGGAAGGTTTCGATCTCACCACGTCGGTGGGAAAACTGATGTTCGACATCCTCGGAGCGTTCGCAGAGTTCGAGCGCAATATCATCGCGGAGCGGATCCGCGCCGGACTGAAGCATGCGAAAGCGAAGGGACGTCTCCCTGGTCCGAAAGTGGATCCGGCGAAGGGACCGAGCCGAACAACGATCTGGCGCCGCGGCCGCGGAAAATGCGCCTAACAGAGATGTTTCAATTCAGGTGAATCGCAACATCAACAACTTACGAGCCGAATCGCTCGATCTCGCTGGCTTTTCCACGTGTAGAACCTTCGGAAAACCTGCGCGTAATCAATCAACTCATTCGAAAATCAAGAGTTCCTAGCGCAGAGCGGAACATGCGGATTCCTTCTAACCCGTTGACGTCGCGTGGATCGCACCAGTGGATCGCTTTGATTTAGTTCCTACAACCTTAGCTTTCTAGGTTTTTTTGGGCGGAAACCAATGGCGGGAAAGAAGGGTGGAGACACCAGAGCGGCCGCGGCTGCAAACGGGAAGAAGGTAGGACGTCCGCGCAAAGCTGCAATAGCAGCTCCCGCAGGTGCGGTGACGAAGACGATCGCGACAGAGATTCTCGAACTCGACGGTCGGCCGGATCATAAGCGTCGTTGCACCTGTGGGATCTGTGCAGGCGAGCTGAAGAAAAAATGCGACTGTGAAGCGCAGAAGTTGCAGAACGAGATCTCAGGAGAGATCGAGCAGTGTGTGTGGTGTCGTACTCGCGAGGATCACAAGGTCTGCAGATGCCAGGTTTGTGGATGGTGGGATCTGCTCGAAGCGAAAGACAAGCGGATCGCGCTCGACTCGCGGAAATATCTCACCGACAAGAGTGAAGGCAAGGCAGTGCAGCCAGTGATCACGGAACAGAACCGACCGACTGAGATCAATGTCACCATCCGTCGAATCGGCTCTTAACGTTGAGATCGCGCTGCAACCGAAGCAAGATGATCTCTTCAACCTTATCGAGACTTCGAAGCACACCACTTTTGGGACTGGTGGACGACGTGGCGGAGGAAAAAGTGGTGGACTTCGTCGAATCTTCTTTCTTCGACGACTCAAGTACCCGAACACAGATGGGATCCTGCTTCGCCGCACGCGACAAGAGCTGATCGACAACCACCTCACTCCGATGTTTCGCGAGTGGGCGTTCGTGCGGAACTGGTGGATCGCGCAGGATAAGACGATCGTATTTCCGAACGGCTCGCGGTTGCTGTTTCGCTACGCTGAGCACGAAAAAGACGTGGACAAACTCTTCGGTGTGGAATACGCGGACGTCGGACCGGAAGAAGCTGGTCTCTTCACGCAGCGCGAGCTCGAAAAGATGAAGGGATCGAATCGCTGGCCAGGCTCGTCTCCGATCAAGCCGATCATGCTCATGTCGTTTATGCCAGGTGGCCGTTCTCATGGATACCTGAAGCGGATCTTCATCGACAAGCTGTATGAAGGTGAGGAAGATCCGAAGGACTTTTGCTTCGTCGAAACGTGGGGATGGGACAACGTCGAGCACGTGCGCAAGCAACTGGTTGCATCGCATCTCACCGAGCGCGACTTTTATTCCTGGTCTGCGCTGCAGCGCAAAGAGTGGTTCCTCAAGTCTGAGTACGGACGCAAGCTCTCCTCGATCACCGACTCGTCGCTGCGTGCAGCATGGCTCGATGGATCGTGGAACGTGTTCGAGGGAATCGTCTTCCCCGAGCTGAAGGATTCCCTTCACAATCTCGATAACTGGACGAACGAGCTTCAACTGAAGGGGAAGAAACTTTTCGGAGCTGTGGACTGGGCGGACACCGGCGCAACGGGTGGCGAGCTCTGCGCGCTCGATGACGACGAGAACTTCTTTTTCAACGAAGAGTACGGAGACAAAAACCGGACGGTGAACGAGCATTGCTCGCACCTGGTTCCGATGTTCACTTCGGTGGGACACGTCGAGTACATCCTGATGGATCTTCCGACGACGAACATCAACCAGGAGAATCTTTTCTCCATTCAGAATGCTTTCCGTCTCGCTGGTCTCTACACCACGCAGGCATATCGAGCGAACATCAAGATCGGACTCGATCGCCTGAAGGATCTGCTCTCGATCGATCCAAACCACGTTCACCCGTTCACCGGTGAGCTTGGATCTCCGCACCTGTTCATCTCGCGGCGCAAGTGTCCGAAGTTGTGGAAGCAAATGGCAGAGCTGCAGCGCGAGATCGATCCCGAAACCGGGAAGGTGGAGTACATCGGGGAAGACGACAATCTCGATCCGGCGCGATACATCGCAATGAGTCGGCCGAAGGCGCCGGACAAAGCGAAGAACATCGATCCGCGGCTGCAGTCTCAAAACGCGATGCGATACACGTCGGTGGATGCGAAAGCTCAGCGCTCGATCGAGCGGTTCGATCGAAAGTTTGGGAAGGATCCGAGCGCAGATGAGTGGTTCCCTGGACAATGAAACCGCGCGTTCGAAAAGTCGGTCCGTGGTGGACGGTGTTGCAGCGTGGATGCTTGAGGGGTTTTTACTCCTGGCGCGCAGCGGTTGAATATGCGCTCACATTGTCGTGATCGCGCTGTTTGCAGAGCTGTACGGGTTGAACCAGAACACTGAGCTGTGTTGGGTTCCGTGGATGTGGGAGATCTTCATGGAGACGACAGAGCAGAGTTATATCGACGCACACTGGGCTCTCGAATATGCCTTCAGTTTCCGGTGATCAACAGCGCTTCATGCAAGGCGCCTTTGAGCGTCTGCAAGCTGGAACACCGCGCGCGACGGATCCGAAGATGAGCGCGAAGAAGTTGCTCGACTTTACTCGCAAAGTTCCCGGCGCACCTGAGCGGAAGAATCCTCGTCCGCACTACGGATCACGGCCGGTCACAGAGGAGACTTAACCTATGCCACCGAAATGGCCAGTAACTCGCATCCCTGGACAGATCGACGTTCCAGGCAACGACTCTCTTCACAATCTCACCGATCCGAACCGTGGTGGCGGACCACAGGGCGGAAAGAACTTTCGCGGTGGTGTTCCAGCGTCGAACCGCGGTGGATTCGGACACCAGGGACGCGATCGCGTGCACACACCCGCATCAATGGCGCGCGGCCGCGGGAGCTCGGGGAATCCTGCAATGCGCGGGGGAAACCCTGGCGGATCATTCAAGCCAGATGCGCGGATCCCTGGACACGGTGGCTCGCCACAGCATCGCGGTGGCGCCGGATCTGGCGCAAACTTTGGCCGTCCTGGTCAGTCGGGTGTTCCTGGTGGGAATCCCACACAACCGAGACCAGGCGCAGGTAACACAGGTGGACGAAGCGCGAAGCTGATCGCTGGACGTTTCACTCGTCGTGCGATGGGAGCTCGTCCGTCGCAGGGTGACTCGATGGGATCGCGCGGAAAGTACGGAAGTCCACCGGTCTCGACGAACACCTAAGCGCTATAGCTTTGCGGAGTGCCGGCCGTTTTTCTAAATTAGCTCAGAGCGAAGGGGGAACCATGCAGAAGTTCTATTGTGCGATCTGCAAAGAGGAGCGCGAAACCGATTCGCACGTGGTGGGATCGCGAGACGGGTTGCAGTCGTTCAGAGTGTGCAACGAACACATTCCCGAACAACACCTCGCGGACAACAACCCGAACCACCACGACGGCACGTTGCGCGAGTTGATCTTCGAGAACGACAAGCTGGTCGAGATCGAGCTCCCTGAACCGAACGCGGAACCGGCGCCGCAACCGAAGTTCCAAGGTCTGCTCGATCAGCGCAAGTAATGCTCGCTCGTTCTTATGACAGCCGAGACGCACGTGGTTGCGATCTCATCCTCGGTCGAGCGCATCCCGGGGAAGGGATTACGGATCCCACCCGAGACGAGCTCTACGTGGTTGGAAACGTGGGAACACCAGTCGGAATACTCGTACTCCGAGAAGCTGCCTACGTCCATGAGCTCGAAGTCGGATCCGGACCGATCGCCAAGCTCCACGCAGACGCACTAGCGAACTACGCCGTTGCTGCAGCGCGCACGAAGGGGATCAAGAGTGCGGTGTTTCTAGTGCGCGCTGGCAACGATCGGATGAAGCGCTGGTGTGAATCGATCGGAGCGGTGAAGCAGTCGGATCCCGGGGATGAGTTGTATCTGTTGACACCACCATGAGCAAGCAGTTGAATTACGATCGGATCAAGAAGCTGCGTCTTCGCCGCGGTGACGTCCTGGTTGTGCGGGATGTGATGCTGGCGCGCGAGATCAGCGAGATGAAGTTTCCGTTTCTTACCTTTCAGGTTCCGATCGTGGTGGCGCCACTTGGCATCGAAGCGATTCCCGCGGATGATCTATTGAAGATCGCGCAGAAGGCGCGCGAGACATCGCAACTGATCATCTCGGGGAAAATCTGATGGACGTGATCGAGAACAAAACGGAGAACGGCGCGACGATCGTCATCGATGGCAAGAGCTTCGTGAACTGCGTGCTCGACAACTGCACGCTGGTGTATCACGGCAACCAGGAAGTCGGGCTCGTCAACACTGTGATTAAGAACTGCAATATTCAACTGCTCGGGAATGCTGGACACGTCGCGCAGACGTTGCGCGCGATGGGGTGGAAGGCGCCGCATGAGTGGGACAAACCGGCCGCGATTCCACCTGGTACTCACTTCGCTTAAAGGGGGATCGCAATGTTCCAGGGATCGAATCGTTTCTCTGCAGACATGGGCGGACGCGGTGGTTCGCCTGGTGAGTTCGGAGCGTCCGCTTCGGGTGGACAGCGCGGCGGATTCGGATCCGAACAGGACTCCGGAGTTCTGTCGAGCTCGATCCCTGGCAACGTGCACAGCTCGCGCGGATTTCGGCGCGCACTGATGAAGTCGCAGGCGCGCGGCAACCAGTTGAAGGATCAGCTCCCTGATGGAAACTCGTTCGGTGGGAAGGGATACAAGAAACCGAACTACTTCGCGCAGGGTGGCGGACGTCACGGAATGCACATGGGTGCAGGAGCTCCGTTCACCGGCGCCGCCAATGACACGGGATCGGACTTCGGCGGATGAACGCATTCGCGCAGCAAGCAGCGCGTGCGGGAACGTACTACAGCGGACGTGAGTGGCTCGCGTGGCGCAACACCTGGTTCGGCGCGCGAGTTCCGCGGTCTCTATGGAACTGGTTTCCGTCGTCCTGGCTTGGGAGTTGGGTTCGGATCCACAGATGCGATGTCCCACACGCTTTCTAAGTTCGCTGCAAGAGCTGCAGTGCACGTTCGAAGTGAACCACACTGGCGACTGTCTCATGCGTCACGACGGCCAGGAGTTTTTCGTTACCAAGTTCGGCACGATCAGGATTCCTGTCGATGAGTTTGGAAAACCGCTGAAGTTCACGCTCCCCATGTGCACAGCGGAACAGCTCCGATCCACAAAATAAATGTTTGCTCTGTTTGCTCCGTCGCGCGTGGAGAAAGCGCTCGCGAGCGAGATTGAATTTCTCCGTCGCAAGCTCGAACAGGAACAGGAGCGTTGCAACCGGCTGATCGAAGCTCTCGCGGAAGTTTCGAACGTAAAAATCGTGATGCCGCAAGCCACACGCGAGGAGCGCACGCTGGCCGTCGCGAGTTTCGCACGCGAAAAGTCTTCAGGTTATTTCGACACAATCAAACCCGCACCACCGAAAGAAAACAACGGAGGAAAATAAAGTGAAACAGAACACAAAACACACGCTCGTTCGCTTCGTCTTCGTGACGCTGATTCTGGCTGCAGTCGTGTGGCCAGCTTTTCGCGTCACGAACAAGGTTCACGCTCAGCAGAACTCACTCGTCACCGTCGTCGGTGGAGTTACACCTGTAAACCAGTTCCCGCAGACGGTGGCGACTGGACTCGCGGGAGCTGTCACGAATCCCGCTTCGAACTTCATTGTCCAGGTTGCAGGCGGACCGATTTACTGGGGTGGTGGGATCGAAGACATCGCGCAGGCACAGCTCACGCTTCCCGCGAACTCGACGAACCTGATCGTTTGGAACGGTGTCTCGCAACAGATGTATTCGAAGCAAGCTGTCACCGGACCAGGATCGCTCGGAACGAATCAGATCAACGGACCAGGCGTCCCGACGTCGCTGTTGTTCGCGACTCCGAACGTGGAAGTTC